TCATTCCTCCAGGTTGCCGACCGTTGCGGCCGGGTTGCGGACAATGATCGTTAGTCGCTAACGGTTTGTCTAATAATGATTTTTCATAAGTGAGAATCCCGCGTTTACCTGGTGGCCGAAAAAGTTCGCGCCATATTCATTATTAAAGACCGCCCCTCCCCCCACGCGTGACTTTTTTCCCCACTTGCGCGTTAGTTACGATTGGGCGAAACTCCCGAAAACCCACATGGAGCGTTTTATGGCTTTGAACGGCAAAATGCAGGCTTACGCGGCGGCTCGTGCGCAAGGGCTGCGACCGCCGGAGGCAGCCGCCCACGCCGGGTACTCAGGCGCCGGCATTCGAGTAACGACTTCGCGAATCGAGGCTCGCTCCGACGTGCAAGCCGAAATCCGGCGCCTGAAACGCGAGGCACCAGAGTCGGAATCGAAAGAGGATGGCGGTCGCGACCAGTGGGCGATGAAGAAGCATTACGACACGCCGCTCGACTTGCTTCGCGATGTCTGGAACAACCCGGAAGCGCCGAAAACACTTCGTTACCAGGCGGCGAAAGACGCGCTGCCGTATTGCCATGCCCGCAAGGAAACCGGCAAGAAGGAGGAAGTCGCCGAGCGAGCGAAGAAGGTGTCGAAGGGCAAGTTCCAGACAGCAGCGCGACCGTCGCATCTGCGGGCGGTTAACTGATGGCCCCTCGAAAGAAGCCGGTATCGAAAACGACTGCCCGTAGGCGCGCGGCACCGAAGCTCATTCGACCAACGTGGACTACTGCCTGCCCCGACTGGCAGCGGCGGATCGTCAATAGCGTTCCGCTGACTCCATGCTCGCCGCTGTTTCCATCGGCGGCAGAGTCGGGCATGGCAGTGTTCGACGAGTTACAAATTGTCGATGCCGGCCTGACGTTCGCCGACTGCCGCCCGTGGGTGCGGGAGTTCGCTGAGGCGATCTTCGGTTCTTACTGCGACGTGCCGGGCCACCCGGATGAAGGGCGCCGACTCATCAAGACGTTCTTCATGCTCATCAGCAAGAAGAACACCAAGAGTACGATCGCCGCCGGCATCATGCTGACGGTACTGATCCAGAACTGGCGCCCCGAGGCCGAGTTTCTAATCCTGTCACCCACGAAGGAGATTGCCGACAACAGCTTCAAGCCGATCAAGGCCGCGATCGAAGCGGATGAGGAACTGCGCGATCTGTTCCACATCCAGCCGCACATGCGACAGATCACGCACCGTGGCACGAAGGCGACCTTGAAGGTGGTCGCCGCAGACAGCCAGACCGTGAGCGGCAAGAAGGCAACCGGCGTCCTCGTGGACGAACTACACGAGTTCGGAAAGGTGGCGAAGGCCGAAGACATGCTCGTGGAGGGCACCGGCGGTTTGATGAGTCGCCCGGAAGGCTTCGTGATCTACCTGACCACGCAGTCGAGCGAGCCACCGGCCGGGGTGTTCAAGAAGGAACTGGAGTACGCGCGCAAGGTGCGCGATGGGAAGGTCGATGACCCGACGTATTTCCCGATCATTTACGAATTTCCCGACGAATACCTCGACCCGAAGATGCGCCCGTATCTACGCGAGGAAAACTGGTACATCACCAACCCGAACCTGGGGGCCAGTGTTGACCTCGATACGCTGCGTCAGAAGCTCACGAAAGCTGGTGAAACCGGCGAAGACTCGCTGCAAAGCGTCGTAAGTAAGCATCTCAACATCCAGATCGGACTGGATTTAGGCGCAGATCGCTGGCCTGGGGCTGATTACTGGCTCGGAGCAGCCCATGACAGCGCGCGGTCGCTGGACGACCTGCTGGGCGCCTGCGAGGTTGTCACATGCGGTATCGACGGCGGCGGTCTGGACGACTTGCTCGCAGTGACATTCACCGGTCGAGTGTCCGGCACACTCGATCACTACCTGTCGTGGTCGCATGCGTGGGTGGCACGCAAGCTGCTGACGACGCGCACTGAAATCGCTGATCGCCTCACCGACTTCGAGAAGGATGGCGACCTCACCATTGTCGAAACCGTTGGTGACGATGCGAAGCAGATGGCCGCGATGGTCAAGCGGGTCAACGACACCGACCTACTCGCCGGCATCGGCATCGACCCGGCCAAGATCGCTGCCCTCCAAGCCGCCCTCGTGGCCGAGGGGGTCATCGCCGCCGAGGAACCGGACCCGAAGTTCTGGATCAAGGTGCGGCAGGGCTGGTCACTCTACGGGGCCATGCTCAACGTCGAGCGCTCGCTGGCCGAGGGTCGCTACAAGCACTGCGCGCAGCCGCTGGTGGATTGGTGTGTCGGCAACGGCAAGGTCGTCCAGCGCGGCAACGCCATGCTGGTGACAAAGGAAGTAAGCGGCAAGGCCAAAATCGACCCCCTGATGTCCTCGTTCAACGCAATGGAGTTGATGTCGTACAATCCACCTGCTAGGACGGGCGGCTACAGCCTGGACAACCTCACGTTGATGGGATAACAGCCTATGGCAAGCATGCTCTACAACTGGTACTCCCGCATCCAGGGTGGCTGGAAGACCGTAGGCGCCGCGGGGGTTGGGGCGTTCGATTCGGGGCAAGACTGGATTCCGACCGAGGTAGGGCCGATCAGCGCAATGAAGCTGTCGGCCTATTTCGCATGCGTCCGGTTGCTGTCGGAAACGATGGGCTCGATGACGTTCCAGCTGTCCGACAATGCAAACAATGTTGTCGATGACCACGACCTCTACGGCATGATGCGGTACACGCCGAACCAGCATCAGACCGGCGACGCTTTCGTCAGTGCGATGACCGGCAACAAGGTGGTGTTCGGCAATTCGATGGCGCACATCAAGCGGTTCGCCACCACCGGACGGGCATACGCGCTGGACTTCTACTCGACCGATCAGTGGGGTGTTGACGCCGATGAGCAGGGTCGGCCGCTGTTTTCGCTCAACGGCGACAAGGTGCCCAGCGAGGACGTGTTGCATTGGGCGGGCTTTGGCCTGTCGGGGTATTGGGGACTTCCGACGCTGGTGGCTGGCGGCGAGACGATGGCGATGCAGATCGAGTCGAATCGGTCTGCTGCACGCACTTTCGCCAATGGCTTGCGAGCCGGCGGCTTCTTCAAGTTACCGGAGAACAAGCAGGCATTCACCAATGAGCAGCTGGCGAAGTTCAACCAGGAACTCGCCAAGTTCTCGCAGCCGCAGAACACGAACAAATGGTTGCCGCTGCTGCCTGGCGTTGAGCCGGTGGCGAACACGCAATACCGCATCGACCCGGTGACTGCCGAACTGCTGCAATCCCGCTACTTCGGCATCGAGGAAATCTGCCGGTTCATGGGCGTGCCGCCGCCGCTGATAGGCCACACCGACAAGGCATCGTCGTGGGCGAGCAGTATCGAAAATCTCAACCAGTTCCTCGTTACCTACACCATGCTGCCGCAGGCCATCCGCTTCGAGAACCAGATCGCACTGAAATTGCTGGGCCGTAACGAGCGCAATCGCCTGCGTCCGAAGTTCAACATGGACGCGCTGCTGCGCGGCGACATCGAAAAGCGGTTCAAGACCTACAAGACCGGCATTGAAACTGGCATGTATTCGGTCAACGATGCCCGCGCGAAGGAGAACATGCCGCGCAGGGAAGGCGGCGACACGTACAATGGTAAGAAGCCCCCGAAACAGGAGAGCGGCAATGGCTGACAAGTTCATCAAGTTGGAGCGTGATTTCACGATCACGAAGTCGCTGGACGAATCGGGCGAGTTCGAGGGCTATGCGAGCGCTTTCGACATCGAAGACCATCATGGCGACACCGTGAAGCGCGGCGCGTTCAAGAAGGGTTTGCAGGCGCTGGCGAAGGACAAGCGCAAGATCAAGATGCTGTTCAACCACGACCGGTTCCTGCCGATCGGCGTGTTCAAGGAAGCTGACGAGGACAGCAAGGGGCTGTATGTCCGCGGCAAGCTGACCCTGGGCGTCCAGAAGGCTGATGAAACCCGTCTGCTGATGATGGATGAAGCCATCGACTCCATGAGTATCGGCGGTTACGTGCGCAAGGAGTATTGGGACCAGAAGACGATGAAGCGTGACCTTCTGGAAATCGAACTGAAGGAAATCAGCCCGGTCGTATTTCCGGCGCTTGACGCAGCCCGCGTCATTAGTGTCAAATCCCTCACTGATGGGGCTTCGATGGCCGACGTGGAGTTGGTCCTGCGCGACGCAGGCTTCAGCCGAGCCGACACCAAGCGCCTCATCAGTGTCATTAAAGGCGCTACTCCTCAGCGTGACGTTGGGCAGATCGCCAGTACCATCGACAATCTGCAATCCATCATCAAAACTCTGCGAGGGTAAGCCTATGAAGAAGATGACCGTTTTCGCGCTGCTGTTCGCAGCGCTCGCCGCGCTGCTGGTGCCGTTCGACACCCCGGCGTTCTACCAGTCCGTGCTCGGCGCCCTGCTCGTGGCAGCGATGCCGCTGCTGCCGCGTGTCAACATCGACACCTCCGGCGGTCTGCTCCGCTGTGATGACCCGGCCGAAATGCTGGCGAAGGCCGTCAAGGAGTTGGGCGAGGGTGCCGCCGAACTGCGCAAGCAGCAGGACGCCCTGAAGGATGCCCATCGCGAGGTCATGTCGGCCGTCGAGAAGGGCACCAAGCTCGCGCCCGACGTGCAGGAGAACATCGACAAGGC